TATGTGAAGGAGCTTCACAAGACAGACTCGAAGATTGTTCTTCCTGAGAGCTACGACAAGCATCAGAAGACGATTGAGAGTCGAGCGATTGTGCTGGAGATCGGGCCGGAGGCTTGGAACGGGCCTGGGCAGGTGCCACGCTGCTCCATCGGCGACAAGGTGATGGTGGCGAAGTACGCAGGAGCCCAGCTCGAGGGAACGCTCGACGGGCTGATCTACCGCATGGTCAATGCGAATGATATCTTCTGCGGGATCGAGGATGAGCTTGACGTAGAAGAGTATCTGAACAGTTCAGGGTACGGAGCACAGACCAATGAGTGACGAGATGCAGGAGGAGACTGGGGGTCAGCAGGACACCGAGGCACAGGCTCGGGAGATCGGCTGGCTGCCGCAGGAGGAATTTAAAGGGCCGGCGGAGAAATGGAAGCCCGCAGACGCCTACCTGCGGGATGGGGAGACCTTTATCCCTTACCTCCGGGCGGATCGGAAGCGGCTCCTCGGGACGAACAGGGAGCTGAACAGCCGAGTATCTGCCCTCGAGGCGGGGCTCCGAGCCTCAAACGCGCTGGTGGAGGAACTCCATAACGGAGCCACCGCGGAAGAGAAGGCAGAGCTGGAGGGCCAGATCAAGACACTCCGTCGGCAGCTGGCCGAGGCCCGGCAGGGTGGGGACATCGAGGCTGAGATCGCCATCGAGGAACAGCTCGATGCAGCGAAAGCGAAGGTGACCGAGGTCGAGGAGAAGGCGAAGGAGAAGAAGCCGGCTGTGGTAGCTCCTCCCGGCCCTGACCCTCACATGCAGAAGTTCATGAGGGAGAACGAGTGGTTTGGGAAGGATGAGTTCAAGACCGCTGCCGCGGTGAGCTTCATCCCGATTCTCCAGAAGGACCCGAACTACGCGAGCTGGACGCCGGACGAGCGGTATGTGAGGCTGGCGCAGGAGATAGATAAGAGGTTTGGGGGGCGGACCGAGGAGACCCGACAGCCTATTTCCAAGACTGAAGGAGGGAGCAGGGGACCCTCCGGAACCACGCGGGGACGGAACTACGATAGTCTCCCCGCCGAAGCCAAGGCCATCTGTGACCGCCAGGCGGCAAAGCTGGTCAACCCGGAAAAGAAATTCAAGACGGTAGCCGACTACCGCGCTTACTACGTGGAACACTTCGACTGGAGCTAAAAGAGATGGCTATGGTAAAGAACGGGGTGCCCGAGGCATCCACGAACATCAGCGATGCGAACATGAAGGAGGGAGCCGTCGGCTCCGTTGCCTCGGAGGAGGCTTCCTTCGGGGTAGCATCCCGGGCAACTCCTCGCCCTGCTCGGAAGCGCATTCCCATGTCCGTGCCGAACCTTCGACTGGAAGTCCCCGAGGTGCCGGGCTTCCGCCTCTACTGGCACAAGGAGGCGAATGTGGAGCGGGCGAAGGCGGCGGGCTACGTGCTGGTCACGCAGGATGAGGTAGCCCTCAACCCGCGGGACATCGGGGGGAACGATGGGCTGGGCGGCAACACCGACCTTGGTGGGAACGTCAGCCTCGTGCATGGCCAAGGCGCCACGGGCTCCCCCGAACGCCTCGTCCTGATGAAGATCCCGATGGAGTACTTCAAGGAAGACCAGCTCAATATCGCAATGAGCAATGCGGAGAAGATTGCCGATATCTTCTCAGACGAACAGTTGATTGGTCCTGAAGGAGAGATCGACGACCGCGGGCAGCTGGTCTACACCCCCTCCGAAGGCTCGACTTTCCAGAGCCGCGGACGGGCGGAATTCAAGCCTGTCTTCAACCGTCCGAAGCGTTCGGTCCAGCAGGGCCGGGGGCGTCGGTAACTAATCTGCCGGGATAGCCGGCTGGAGATTTTGCAAAAATGGCATTCGTGAACGTAAACAAGCCCGCCGGCTTGTCCCCTATCGCATACCTCAACGGTGCGAACTACGACGGCAGGGCGAATACCTACGGTATTCTCGCTGCGAACACCAACCCGTTCTATCCAGGAGACATCGTCAAGCTGGTGAACGGAGGCATGTCCAACGGCGTCCCTTCGATCACTCTGGCCACCCCCGGTGACACCGTCATCGGAGTAGTGATCGCCCTGGGCAGCAATGGAGCCGCACTTTTCCCTGACGCTGGCCCGTACGTCAACCCGCAGAACATGGGCAACATCCTCTACCGGCCGACTGGCGCGCAGGCCACTGACTACTACGCCCTGGTCAGCGACGACCCGAACATCATCTACGAGGTGCAAGAGGGCGGTGCTGGCACGAACTACACGAAGGCGAGCGTGGGTCGCTATGCCCCCTTCCTGTACGCAGCCCCGACGAATCCGGCTGTGAACCCGGTCAGCAACACCGTGATCAACAACGCAGCAGCGACGACCACGGCGGTTGGCGATCTGTTCCTCTACCGCTTCGTCCGCCGGATCGACAACAACTTCGTCACCTCCCCAGCCACGGGTGGCGGAGCGCAGAAGTGGCAGGTCCTCCTCGGTCGGCACCAGTTCGTAACCCGTCCGGCGGCGAATTAATCTTTAGGGAGTAGAAAGAAAATGGCAATCGGCGGTGTAATTTCCACAGGCGCACATCCTAAGCTCCTGTGGCCCGGCGTCCACGCGGTCTGGGGCCAGAAGTACGACGAGCATCAGATGGAGTACACGGACCTCTACGAGGTTCTGACTTCTGAGATGGCGTACGAGCAGGATGTGCAGGTCACCCCCTTCGGGCTGGCGAACGTGAAGCCTGAGGGCGGATCGATCACCTACGACTCGGAGATCCAGGGACCAATCTCCACCTACGTGCATACTGCGTACTCCCTCGGGTTCATCGTGACCTGGGAAGAGATGCGGGACAACCTGTACGAGAAGGTGGCCTCGGATCGTGCGTCGGCCAATGCTTACTCCATCTACCAGACGGTGGAGACCCTCGGCGCAGCGATCTACAATGACGCCTTCACCGGCGCCCTGTACCTCAATGCCAATGGGCAGCCCCTCTGCTCGAGCGTCAACCCGAATACCACGGGCGGGACGTTCAGCAACCAGCTATCCCCCGGCGCCGACCTGTGTGAGGCCAGCCTCGAGGACATCTGCATCCTGACCATGGGAATGCAGAATGATCGTGGCCTCTTCATCAGCATCAACCCCGTGTCCTTGCACATCCCTCGGCAGGAGTGGTTCAACGCTCACCGCATTCTGAAGAGCGTGCTCCAGCCTGGCACGAACAACAACGACATCAATGTCCTGAAGGCGCAGGGAGCTTTCCCCGGCGGCATTCGGATGAACCATTACTTCACCAGTCCCCATGCCTGGTTCGTCCGCACGAACTGCCCGCGGGGTATGACGATGTTCTGGCGCGATCGTCCGACCTTCGACCAGGACAACGACTTCGACACGAAGAACGCTAAGGCGGGAACGTACTTCCGCTGCAGCTTCGGAAACACGGATCCCAGGGGGATCGTGGGCAGCAACGGCCCGTAATTCGGCCGGGATTGCCCGGTCAATTGCGCCCGAATAACTAGGAGCCCTTAACATGCCCATCCAAAACGGCCCTGTCTCGTCGCCACCCTCCCGGGTGGCTTCGGGATTTGCCACCGATCCGCCTTTCTGGCCGCTGGCCCATTGCGGGGTGCCAAATCCCTTCTTCTACCATGTGATCGCAGACGACTTTGAGGGTGTGGATAATATCTACACCGTCACAGCGACCGGCGGGTCGGTAGCTTCTAGCCCAGGCGACGGTGGTCTGATCACCTTCACCACCGGGGCAACCGCGTCATCGAATGCGAGTCTCCAGCCGACCTCCGCCGGGTTCGTTCTGCCCGGCACCGGGGCAACCCCGCCGGGAAGCAGCCTCTCGACCAAGAAGCTCTTCTACCTTGCCCGCGTCACGGTGGGTCACACCACCGACGGCTTCATCGCGGGCCTTGGAAACATCAGCGCCACCCCGTTCACCGCGGGCGTGGACAGCATGGTCGATGGCCTTTACTTCTACAAGGCTCCGACTGTTTCCACGCTCTCCCTGATCAACCGGGCTAGCGCCGGGAATAGCCCGACGGGCGGAGCCGTCCTCAACACTTTCGTGCTGCCAGGGATCACGATTGTGGCGGGAACGTCCTTCGACCTCGGCCTCTACATCGACAGGTACCAGAACATCCGGGTTTGGGTGGCCCCGCAGCTTGTCGGCTACGTTCCCCAGAGTGGTTCTGGCCCTACCACTGCTGATGGCTCGGGAGTAACCGTGACTCCCATCATCGGTCCGATCTTCGCGAACTACAACTACCAGGCCCAGTCGACCACGATCACTGGTCAGTCGGTGACGAACCCCCTCGTCTTCTCGACGGCCCCTCTGGCACCGACCCTCGCGATCACCAACGGGACCACGGCGGCAGCGACGACTCTTATCGCAGACTTTCAGATGGCCGCCAAGGAACGATAAGAATGACCCTCTTCCTCGAGCAGAAGGTCGATTTGGATGGTCCGCGGAACGCTACGGTGATCGTCACTGGAGCAGCTAAACAGGCCGAACAGCGGATTAAGCTTGTTGATCTCCGGAAGTTAGCCGGTTCACCCAAGCGGGTGAAGATCAGTTCGATCGTCTGGCTCATTGAGGAGAAGATGAAGTTAAGACTCCTCTGGGGTCCCGACGAGTTCCTCCTCCCCATGGAGAGCCGGAACTCAGTCCGCTTCGACCACGGACTGATGAGTCCTGAAGAAAACAAGTGGAATGGAGTAATCGAGTTCGACATCGTAGATGTCCACAAGGGTAACGACTACACCGACAAGTACTTCTTCATCCAGATCGAATTGGACAAACTCTAATGGCACAGATCGTCCCGCTCCTTAACACTCCCTTCCAGCTAATTAGTGACGCTTACTTCGAGGCGGGAAAGACGGCGCGGGGCGAATCTCCTTCGTCAGAAGAGTACGCGTATGGGATGAGGAGGTTAAACAATCTCCTCAACTTGATTCAGGCGGATGGCCTGCGGCTTTGGCTGCAGTTCGACTTGCCCATTACCCTGACCGCGGGGCAGAACTTGTACACCCTGGGCCCGACGGGCAATGTCCCGATGACAAAACCGACGAGGGTGATTGAAGGTTACTTCGAGGACACTACTCCAGGGATAGCTGCGAACGACGTGAACCGACCTTTGCTTCCTCTAAGCCGGAACGAGTGGGATAATCTCTCGACGTTCAATGCTCCTGGCTCCGTCAACAGCTACTTCGTCGACAAGCAGATCAATACCCTTAACGTCTATATGTGGCTGACCCCGGATGCCCAAGCCGCTACCGGCTTCGTCCACCTGGTCATCCAGCAGCAGCAGCCGAACGTCATCCAGCTTACAGATCAAACGATGCTGGGACCAGAATGGTTCATTTATATGACCTGGGAACTAGCGCAGGAACTGTCCCAGGGCCAGCCCATTGCTGTGCAGAAGAAGTGCCAGGACAACGCCATGAGGTACAAGGCAGTCGTCGATGGATTTGACATGGAGGATACTGGGACCATGTTCCAGCCCGACTACCGGATGACGATGTATAATGGAGGGTTCCGGTGAGCGTTCCTGGCGAGCAGCTACAAACCCAAGCGCGTAGTGTTCAGCAGCCTTATCGCTGGCCCCTTGTCGATAAGCTGCAGCGGCGGGATGTCTCTCTAGTTAAGGATGCCCGCCGGTTTAACTGCTACGTAGAACAGGATCCGACGGATGGAGAGGTCTGGATCTACAAGCGTCCGGGTGTGGCTAGCACTAATATCGGTCTCTCCAGCGCAGTCCCTGGTCAAGGAGTATACGTCGATGCTTATACGGGAATCGCGGTCTGGGCTGCCGGCACGCCGCTCGGCACCTATAC